CTTTCTTGCTTGTATTAATTTATCTGCGTTTTCCGCTATTATTTTTTCGGCAACAGCCTCTGCCCAAGCTCTGGGGTCTTTTATAATATCGGCAATATCACCATTTAAGTCAACAGATATATTATCCTTGAGGTCTTTGATTTTGTTGACGTATTCTTTCAAAGATTGACTGTTGTTCGTTTTGCTGTTTGTTTTCGCCAATTAATTTCTCCGCTTCTTTTATAGATAAGTCATCGTTATACTCTACCATTAACTTAGCTGGGGTTATTAAATTGTTTTCAAGCCTATGGTTGTCCCATAATATTTGGTCTTGCATAGTCTTAGGATATTCAGGCTCATTAAAGTCTAATTTAAGAGATTCAGGCAATCGTATTGAATTATAAGCAGCTATCTCTCTTTCGACTTGATACATTTCGTGTTCATACATTTTCCATAGCTCAATATCGTCTTGATAGTCCTCAAATCTCTCTAAATCTTTAATTTTAAGAGCAATGCCACTAGGAACTTCACCACCATCTTGAGCAAATTGAACATATAAGTGGTTATTTTGAGCAACTAAGTCAACTTGAAACTTAACTGTCTCAATAACTGACTGTAAATCAGCGTCTGGAGCAACAATATCAAACACAGATCCTTCTGGTAGGTCTAGTATAGTGTCAGATCCAGCTCTTTCTAATCTTTTATCGGCTTGAAGTCCAGTTACATAAGGCTGACCAAACATCTGAAATCTTAACCCTAACTGAAGCTCAGTCATAGTTATATTAACGTGTTCATTGCAAGAAACAATATCATCTGCACCATCCACAAAGAATGAGTCTAGTTGATTCTCTCTATGAGTAAAAACAAATGGTAAGACACCATACCCGTGTTCGTATTCTTCTAATATATGGCCGTTTTCATCGTAAAGGGCATACATACCTTGATCCCAATAAGCATACTTTAAACTTTCAGCATAAGCGACATCATCAACATTGCTAAGGATAGGATAAACTATAGCTTCAGGTTTAAAAGGATTATCGCCAAGATGAACATCGAAATAATAAACAGGCCTATAGTCAAAATGAGGCATATCGTCATCAATAAACACTACTTGAGTAGCTACAGAGCCAATTAAACGAGTCATTCTTTCTATATGCTTCATTCTAGCATCTTTCATTACAGTTAAATTGCTATAAGCGTTACTTACATTCCTAGCTGCTCCTACAGTATATATTCTACTCATTTTATTTATAAATCTTTTAGTAAAATTAGCTTCATAACAAGGAACTTCTCTAAAAGCGTCTGAGTCAAAATATTTTGATATATAAATGCTCGTATTTGATCCGCAATAATAATTTATAAGCTTTCTTATGTGATCTCTTCTGGATTTTTGCTGAGATTGTTTAAATTCTCTAACTGATTCTTGTATTATTTGTTCTACTGTCATCTCTTCCTCACTATTAATTCTTGTTGTTTAATTGGAAACCTATTTATAAAAAAATATCTTAACATATCGCACCCATGATCGTGAAAACCGTCTTTTAGAGGATCAAGCTTTAATTCTTTACCTTCTTTTTGTTCTGGATAACGATAATTTTCTAAATCTTCTGCCATACCTTGACATTTATTGTCAATATGCAAATAACGCTTTCCGTCTGCATTTTCTATAAAACTTCTAACATGATTGACCCCTGAAGATATATTTCTAGACACTTTATCTCTTATTGTTTGAATACGTATACCATTTTGTCTAAAAATTTCTATATCCCCCAGACCTGATTGACCTTGAGCTTGCTTTCCAGCAGGGTCGCCATAATACGCCCTAACATTATATCTTTTTGATTTAATTCTATTAACAAGTTCATCTGTCTTAATATTTCTTTCGTGTATAATCTCATCAATTACGTTTATATGGTATTCTCCATTAATTCTATGAATTTGAAACCAACCTACTGCTGGCATTCTATAGCCAAAGTCAATACTGCAAAATGTAGGAAATTCTGGATTATAAGGAAAATACCCTACATCTAAATTGCGGTCAAATGGATATACTTGACCAGCAAATGTTGTAAATTTAGCCCCATACTCTTGATTGTATGACTCTTGGGCCATATTTCTTTTTCTTTCAAGCAAAAAAGAATCATTCTTTCCATCAGGAAAAGCAAACTGATTTTCCCACGAAGGTGCTTGGTGAGATTCCCATAGATCATCTTTCTGTCCAAGCAAATATAAATCATATATCCAATTAAAGCCTTCTGGGGTAGTAATAAATATTGCCTTACCTTTTCTATCTGACAAAGTAGGAGATAAATACATATCCCATATTTTTCTTTTTACTTTAGCAGCCTCATCTATAATTAGCAAGTCTAAACCTTCACCTACTAATGAATCTGGGTTATCAGCAGACTTTCCCTCAACAACTGTACCCCACTTAAATTTTATATATCGCTCTTTTTCAGATGCTCTTATAATATCATTCTGATGCCCAACTACCATCTTTTCCCAAATTTCACGGAACATTAAGTCTGCTTTGTCGTAAGATAGACCAACACACCATATTCTTTTATTCGGCTGCGATGCTACAAATGTTGCTTCCATAGCAGAACAAGTTGTCTTACCAAACCTTCTACCACACACCATGACAAAAAACCGAGCTGTCTCTTTAGTTGGAAAATGCAATTTTTCTTGACCTTTGTGCGGATTATATCCCATAAAGTCAAACCAAGATTTCTTAAATTCAATGTCTTTATTTAAATTATTTTCCATTAAAGGTTGCAATAAACAACTGCCATAATCTAACTTATGGCGTAAGATAAATACAAGATATAGTATTTTTATTTTTCAAAACACAAGATAGGAGGGCAGTATGTCCGAAGAGAATAAAGCAGTAGTAAGCGAAACAGTAAGTGAGCAACCTACCCCAGAAACACCAGCAAGTTCGCCTGATGATGGTGGTTTAATAGCAGAAAGCAAAAAGTATAGAAAAAGGGCGCAGGATGCAGAAGCTCGTATAGCGGAAATGGAAAAGAAATTTGCAAAAGCTGAAGAAACAAAGTTGAAAGAAAAAGAAGATTTTAAAGCTCTTTATGAAAAAGTGTCTTCTGAAAATGAAACTTTATCATCTGTTGCAGATAAATGGAATAAGTATGAAGAAACAAGACGTGCTTCTTTGTTAGAAAAACATCCTGAAGAAGATAGAGAGTCTTTACAAGGTTTACCTTTAGACACTCTTGAATTTGTTACTAATAAAATTAATAGTGTAAAAGCAAATGCTCCTCAAGTAGCAGGTAATGCAAGGCAAGAAATCCCTAGTGAGCCTGTAGATTGGGGAAATAAAGAAAGCCTAAAAAAGAATTGGGGTTCTATAATTGCAAATGCACAGAAAAAAAACTAAAAATTCCTAAGGAGGAAAAATAAATGGCAACAACAATCGGATCAGCCAATCCTGTCGCATCTCAAGCTAGTGATACAGAATTAGCGGTATTTATACCAGAAATTTGGGCGCAAGCAGTAAGGGCTTCATTCAAAAAAAATCTAGTTCTCGGAGAATTATCTAACGACTATTCTTCTTTATTAAGTAGTGGTGGTGACACAGTTCATGTTCCATCTGTAGCAGATGTAGCAAATGTGGCGACTAAAGATCCACACGTTCCAGTAAACTACACAAACGCAACTGAAGATGAGTTGACAATTACAGCTACTACTCACCAGTACGCTTCAGCTATGGTTGAAGATATGGGAGTAGTTCAGTCAAGCTCAGACCTATTATCAATGTATGCAGATTCTATTGGATACAAATTGGCATTAGGTGTTGATGCTGCTGTTGAAGCTGCTGCTGCAACAACATTGAGATGTATTGATATATCTGGAAACACAGCTGCAAAAACAATAGATGCAGCTACTATGTCTCTCATTTCTCGTATTGTTTTAGAAAATGATATGAGATTACAAGATTGCACATTAGTTTTAAATCCAATATTGTACGCATCTTTATTCCAAATAGACGATTTTATTCATGTGTCTAAAACAGGAATTGCTAATGCTCAAAATGGGCTAGTTGGAAGTGTTATGGGCATGAATGTTGTATTGTCTAATAATATTACATCTACTAACCACAATGATGCTGTAAAAGCAGTTGACGGATCTTCTGCTTTGACTAACGGAAATGTTCTTGGTGGTTTTGTAATTCATAATACTGCATTAGGACACGCTTTTAGTAAACAGCCTACTGTTAGCTCGGAATACGATATTGATTATATTGCACACAAATTAGTTGGCGATATGATATATGGTTGCAAACTGCTACAAGACGCTAGTCAATTTAAGTGTTTTGGAATTGTTGAAGAAGGCACTACTTCTTGGTAGAACCTTATAATTATACAAGGGGGATTAAAGCTCCCCCTTGTATTTAACAGGAGAATTTATGAGAAATATAAAAGTTATTTGCACAGGATCAAAATGTCCATCAGGAAAAAGAAATGGGGTTGAGTTTATGATTAGCGAGGCAGAACTAAAAGAGTATGAAAAAATTGAGTCATTTGGTTTAAATGTGGTAGAAATGCCAAAGCCGAAATCTAAGCCCAAACCCAAAAATAAAAAGAAATCTGAAAAATAAATATCAATATTGGACAGAACAACTTAAAATTATGAAAGATATAATAGATCAGTTAAAAATACACGAAGGATATAAACCTAAAGTATATAAATGCACAGCAGGTGTAGATACTATAGGGATTGGCTTCGCTATTAAAGATTTAGAGTTATCTGAAGAAGTGTGTGAGTTGATCCTTAAAGAAAAATTAGAAGTATTAGAAGAAAGATTTGAAAAAAAGTTTGATTGGTTTAAAACATCGCCTGTAGAAGTTAGGAATGTTATGTTAAATATGGCATATCAATTAGGATTTAGAGGCTTCTGCAAGTTCAAGAAAACCATTGGCTACTTAGAAGGCTCTGAGTGGGAAAAAGCTTCAGAAGAAATGTTAGACTCAAAATGGGCGAAGCAAACGCCTAACAGAGCTAAAGAATTAAGTGAGATTATTAAATCTCTTTAGTTGCTTCTTTCAACTGCCAAACATTAATTTATGTCATCTGACGAATACCTAGATAAGGTTCTTGCTTGCCCAAGATGCTACCATAGAGGTTTAGCTAAAAGTGGGTTTGATAAATATAAGCAGCGATATCAATGCGGTGCTTGCAAGTATAGAACGGTAAATCCTATTGAAGACTTAGAACTTCTTCGAGAAAATGTTAGGTACAGAAAAGAGAAACAAAAAGCCCAAGACGTTACTAGAATAGAAAGAAAGGGCTTTAGAGAACACGCAAGAGTTGAAAACGCTGTAGAAGAGTACAGCAAAGAATTAAAAAAGCTTTTTGAAAAAAATAAACTACATAAACTAACTAAGAGCCATAAGATTAGTAAAAGGGCGGTTGGGGTCATCCAATTTAGTGATGTTCATTTTAATGAATTAGTTGAACTTCAGAATAATCGTTATGATTTTAAAGTTGCTTCACAGCGATGCCAATACTTCGTAGAGAAGGCATCAGCATACTTCAAGATTAATGGAGTTAGCCAAGTTGTGGTAGCTTTAACTGGAGACCTAATGAATAGTGACCGAAGGCTGGATGAATTACTTAATCAGGCTTCTAATAGGGCTAACGCAACCTTTTTAGCTGTAGATATAATGCAGCAGGTTGTTCTAGACTTAAACAGCAGGTTTAATGTTAGTGTGGCAAATGTAGTTGGAAATGAAGGACGTGCAAATAAGGAATTGGGATGGTCAAATTCTGTAGCTACTGATAACTATGACTATACTATTTTTAACTGCTTAAGATACCTTTTTAAGGACTCAAAGGTACATTTTATAGACGGCGATCCATCTGAATTAGTTATTAATGTTGCGGGCCAGAATCTTTTGATGATACACGGACACGGGGCAGTAGGTGCAGGTGTAGAAAAGTCTATCAATCAGATATGCGGTAGATACTCGATGAAAGGTATAAAGATAGACTATGTTATATTTGGACACGTTCATTCAGCTAGAGTAGGAGATTGTTTTGGCAGATCATCTAGTATGGTAGGTGCGAATGATTATTCTGAAAAAGCTTTAAATCTCGGTGGAAGAGCAAGTCAGAACGCTTATGTGTTCTATGATAATGGAAATCGAGACGGTATTAAGATAGACTTGCAAAATACAGATTGTAGTGGTTATGATATTGATAAGACTTTGGAGGCGTATAATGCAAAATCAGCGAAAAAAAATCGGAAACGAGAAACCATATTCAAAGTGGTCGTATAGTGCATCCTCTGGTTTGTACACTCCATATTATACGAAGAAGCGATCTTGCACTACGCTTCCAAAATTTTCGGAGAGTATCTATGATAGATAGCTTAAAGACAACTACAGCAGGAACAAGTGCTGTTGTCTTAACTTGGGTGGAGTGGCTGCCTTTAGCAATTAGAGTTTTAGTAGGGGTTGCCACTTTTATATATATATGTTTAAAAATTTATAAGTTAATGAAGTAATGAATGAACGAAGAGGAATTACAGAAACAGGCAGAAGGATTCCTAGGGAACTGGGTATGGCTATTTTTATCTGGGGTTGCTCTTCTATTATTTAAATCAACGATAGAGACTGTTGTTGAAGGCTTAAAAGTCTTTATGGGCAAAGACCTTAATACTGACGATGTAGTCATATTAGATGGTCGCCCTGCAAGAGTTATTAGGGTTGGTCTATGGAAAACAACATTCTTTGCTTACGATATTGGAATGGCTAATGGGAAACCTTATGTAAAAGGTGGGACTAAAATCCAAATCCAAAACGATAAGTTAAAAGAACACGTTATAGAAAGGCCTTTGCAGATGCTAGATTTAAGTAAGTGGGAAGAAAAATGATTAGTATTAAAGATAGAAAAATGATGAATCAACTAAGACAAGAGGTTGATGTGAAGCTAAATAGTTTCGGTTTAAAAATAAGAAGGCTTGAGAATGACAATATAATACTCAGGTCAAAAGTGATAGAACTTGAAAATTTAATTAAAGGAGAAAACTAATGGATTGGTTAACAATGACTTTAGGATTAAGTAGTGGTGGAGCAGTTTTATGGGTATTAAAAAAGATACCTAATGAAAAGATTTGTGCAGTAACAGAAGGTTGTTTTGAAAAACTAGGAATATTAATGACAGCAGGTCTAACTAAGTTTTGGGCAACTAAAAAGATATGGAATAGCACTATAGAGCCTTATTTTATCGATTTGGTAGATAATGTTGTAGGCGGTGCATTAAGAGGTCTTATTAAAGGTCTAAGGTCAGATAATAAAAAATGATTATTAAAACAGCTTTAAAAAAACTATTGCCTTTAATTCTTAAAGAAGTATTTCCTAAGCTAAAACCTTTAGAGGATTATGTGAATAAGCCTAATAAGAATGACAAGGCAATAGCAAAGCTTCAAAAAGAAGTTGCGGAGTTAAAGAAAAAAATTAAATGAGTAAAGACTTAAAAATAAAAGGCGCATTAAGCAAAGATTATCAGCAAATTTATATTGATGATGAGCCTATTGGTGTTTATGTAAATGAAGAAGGAAAAGTTAAGCTTAAAGATATAGTTGTTAATGGGGAGATAACTGCGGCTCAAGGTGCATTAAGACTTAAATATAATGATGTTTATGCTAATGTTCTCGATAAAAGAGAGGGAGCTTTATTATCAACAGATGGTATTTTAATGCTAGATGTAGATCATATAAAAATTCAAAGTTCAGGTGTGTCTGGGACAGGCGGTATTCATATCGCTGATGCCTTTACTACCTATCAATGGCTTATAGATTCTGAAAATAGGCTTTTAAGGATCAATGATTCTACTACAGCCGCTGACACCTTTCAGATTGAAGTCGACACCAACGGAGCGACTAAAATAAGTACGACAGACTTTAGTGGCACATTAGGTCACTTGCATCTAGATTCTGATGGTTCTTTAATACTAGACCCTGCTGACGGAAAGTTTATTGCAAAAAATAACGGAACAGAGTTTAGTCCAACAGATAGTGCTTATGCAGGTATGATATTAGGTTATACACATTTAACAACTACAGGTTCAACAGAATCTTACGCACTAACAACATCCCATGATGTTATAGATGCAGATGGAAAAGTAACATTTGTAGCCCCACCAAGCGGTAATGTAGAAATAGAATTTAGTATATATAGAGATTCAGTATCATCTAATAAAGTAATATATTTTTCTTTATCTGACAATGCGACTTATAATTTAGCAACAGCAGAAATAGGAGATGGTTCTACATCTTATGATTTAATATATGGGTATGGTTTTGACACAGCAGATGAAACAGATGACAGGTATGTAACAGGTAAATTTGTTGTAGGTGGTTTAACATCAGGAACTTCTTATACATATTGGTTAGCAGGTAAAACAAACTCTACTTCAACTAATTTAAGGTGGGGTGGGAATACTTCAACAACTCCTGACAGATATTATCCCCCATTTGTAATTAAGGCAACAGCATTGCCTGCATCAATACATACTCAATAGGAGAATGAATGAGCTTAACAAATAAAACAGTAGCAAATACATATAAAGATCTATTGCATCTTGACAATTCTAATTCAGGAATAACTGCAGCAGGTAAAACAGTAAAAGATGGAGACGGTACAAGTAGTTGTCTAGCATTAGGTACTAATAAAATTACAGTAAGGCCTTCTGCCAACTCTACATCAACTGTAGTTATTCAAAACCAAAGTGGAGATGCATTGCTTAAAGTTGACGGCACTAACAGCTTAGTTAGCGCAAATGTAACACAAAAATCAATCAATACTCAGTATTTAAGATTTATAGCAAAAAGCATTGACATAGACTCTGGTACTCATATTGGGGTATCCATTAATCCTGATGTGTCGGGAAATATAACATTTGGAAATTCAGCAGACCCTGCAGCTCCAGCCATAAATAATAATGGGGATGATTGGGTTCATTTTTTACATTATGTAGATACAAATATAACAGTAGATTCTGTCAACATATTAGTAGGAGGAACTGCAGCAACAGGAGATTCTTTAAATTTTCATTTATGTAATTTAGCAACAGGCGATTCTACGACTATAGATGAGTGGAGCAGTACTACTATAGTGGCTGACCAAAGTTCGTTTACAACAACTTCAGGTTATGAGCAATTCTACAGAATACCTTTAGACATACAATCGGCAAATGTCGATGCAGGTAATTATTTAGCGTTAACAATAGAAGGCGATGGCACAAGTAGTGATTATAGTGTCAATGCCCTAGTAAGATATCATTTAAGATAAAAGGAGAAAAATTATGGCAGAAGGATATACAGGAGGGGGGCCAGGTGGGGATACAACAGCAGGCTTTGCAGGTGGCAGATTATCAGGGGTTAGAAATGGTAGATCTAGAAAGCCAATATTGGAAAAAACAAAATCAGTAAAATATAATGCTACGACATCAGACCAATTATTATCAATATCAGGGAGCGAGTCTTCAACTTCTACAGGTGAGCCAATTCCTAAAGCAGTAGAGGTTGAAAATAAGGGCAGAGTTCCTATTATGGTTATGAGTGGTTATAGAGAGTGGACAAGTGCGACAGCAGACGCAGGTAGTGCCGAAGGAAGATTTGAGTATCTTCACACTATGATAATGCCAGGTGAAACATTTTCTCCACCTATTAGGTCTGTTATAAGGACTGGAGAAACAGATGGAACTGAATCTAAAGTTCAAATGTTAGGAACTGCCATTGATAATAAATGGTTAACAGATGATGGGTTGGAAAGTGGCACAAAGATTTTAAAAAGTAGTGTTAGTGCTTATATAGACGGTGCAGGTTTGGCTTCAGGAACAACAGCTACAACTTTTAATGTAGATGATAACGGAGGCTCTCCAGCCGCAGCAGTTGGATTTTTTAGGGTAGGAGACTTAATAAGAATTGAAAATGAAATATTGGAAGTGACAGCAATAGCGGCAAATACTGGTACAGAAGCTCAACTTACTGTAAAAAGAGGGGTTCACGGCTCTACTGCAGCTACTCACGCTGACAATACTCAGATTGAATTACCTTTTTTTAATGCCTATCACGACTTTGACAAATTTAGTGTTGCTCAAACAGATGCAGGTGGAAAATTTAAATCTAATAACTTTTTTGCAACTGGAAGAGCAAACAGCGGAGTTCAAGGAATTGTTCCTGGCTCTGTTGCTATTAAATTTTATGAGCCAGGATATCAAGAGCTAGGGCTAACTGGAATTACTGGAAGTACTAATTCTGGATTAACAGCAGGAGAAACTTTAAAGCTTGATATTACAGTAGATGGTGGCACAAAATTCCAAGATTTAACATTTACATTAGACTCATCTAATGTTAATTTTGGAGGAACTAATGGTGTTATAGCTAAAATACAGGCTGCATTAGATGCTCAATTTTATACAGCAGGAAATCTTTTTGAAAAGAAAGTTCACGTTGGAATAGTAAATGGAGACATAAGATTTACTTCAGGATCACATCTTTCAACTTCTGCTATACTTCTTGAAGATACAGGGGATTCTGATACATTTATTGATGCCGCAGCCAATGGAAGAATACCTGCTTCTGGTAATTTAGATGCCCCAGTTGCAGCAAAGTTGCCTGATGATGTGTCCTACGATAAAATAACATATGAGCAAATACCTAACTCAGCATTCTTTTGCTATGATGATGGAAAAGGTAATTTAATGGGCAGAGCAAATGGTATTATAAATTACGAAACAGGTGCTATTGAGTTTAGAAATGCACCAGTTAATGCAGAGTTTGTTTATAGTGCTGTACACACATCAGCTTTTTCTGGTAAGTTAACAGAAAGTACAGACGAAAGAATTAACTCATTGACAGATATCTATGTAAACACTCCAAGCCAAAAATGGAATGGATCTGTTGCATTAAGGACTTATTAATGAATAAAAAGTTGATAAAAATATATTCTATAATAGTTATATCTATAGGGGTTATTATAGGCATAGTTATTAATCTTGTAGATTTTGAGGTAATACTCAATAAAGCAGAAGAGGAGGTTAAGGAAAAAGTTGAAGAAGTTAAACAGGAAGTACAGGAAAAAATCGACACCAAAAAAGAAGAGATCAAAGAGAATATTGAAGAAAAAAAGAAAGTATTAGAAGATAAGGTAGAAAAAGAAAAAGATAAATTGGAAGACAAAATTAAAAATAATTTAAAAAAAATTGGATTATAGGGGAGATTAAATGGCAACAGCACCAACATATATAACTCACAAACAACTTAAAAGAATATTTCCTCAGTTAGATGAGTTTGATCAGAAATCCCCTATTTATGGATGGGTAGAAACAACTACAAGCAATAAGTATGCTGCTCACGATAGTGGTCACGTATCTCAATTATTTGTCGATGGAGAAGATTTAGGGCCTGCTCAGTCTGCACATACTGATTTAAATGTTGAAGGAGAGTGGTTTTATAACTCTGCTGAAGATGTATGTTATTATTTTTCAGCCAGCACCCCATTAGACAAATTAATGGAAGGAGGAGAAGAGTTTGTAGGTATGGTAACTCAATATAGAGCAGATGCAAGCCGATACTTTGACTCAAGAGTTGATCCTTCTTTACCTAAAAATCAATTAAAAGATAAGTCTGGAAACTATGATTATATGGTAGTTAGGACTGTTGGTTTAATTGCTGCTTGTTTTATGATGAGAACAAAAGATCATAATTCACCCATAGCCGAATCATTTATGGAAGAAGCAGAAAGAAATATAGATCTATTAAATGAAGGTAAAGCAGCATTGTCTTGGCAAAACACGTCAGATGCTTCTCAAGGAGTTATAAGAGACGTAAGTTATACAGATGGCTCTGTAAGGCCTGTAGATACTAGAGGTGAGTATTCTGGAACCTTTGACCTTATTAGAGTTAAAATTGAAACTGGCGGAGTAATGGATGGAACAGCCACTTATTCTGTTTGGGTTAAAGATGGCGATAAGCTAGGCAATCAGCAGGGCAGTCAAGTTGTTACTGCCGAAAAAATTAATGGAGACTATCAGGCTCTTGCAGGTGGATTGCAAATAAGATTTGGAGGGGAGTCTAAAACCTCTGTAGCTACTGCAACTAACGAATGGGAAATTGAGGTAACAGGCAGACAAGAATATGTAGACACATCTGACATGAAAAGTATTAAATTAACAAGAACAGGAACACCTACTAGAAGGTACTATAAATAATGCCAGTAACATTTACAAATAATTGGAAGAATATTCTTGACAAGCTAAGAAGTGTCTTGCGTACAGAGTTTAAAGGTACATTGCCAGTATATGTTGGGAATGAAGGCAATGAAGGGACTCAGTTTATACGTTTAGACCCCATAGGAAGTGAGATGCTAGAATATAATGTCTCTTCCGAGTCGAGAGAATTTACAATTAGCGTGTTTTATTATTTTGCTGAACATAATTTAAAGAAGACAGCATTAGATCACGTTTTAAGATATGTATCAAGAATTGAAGCACTAATACACGATAATACATCTGTTACATTAGCAGATAGTAGTAACTTATATAATTGCAGAATGGAAACAACGCAATTAAACCCCGATGAGGAGTCTGGAGTATATGTGGTTCAATGGGAATGGAAAGGTCAACACACAGGAAATATCTCATAGGAGGGATTATGAAAGTGAAATTAAAAAGTGGTGAAAAGTTGTCATCAAATCAAAATTATTGTGGGTTAGACCTAGATAATTGGACTGCTTTGAATCAAGGGAAACAAGTGGAGCTAGATGTAGTTCCTAAATTAATAATAGATAAAGTAGAGGAAGTAAAAACTGCCTCTAATAAAAAAGGAGGCAAATAATGGCTAATGCAGCATTTTCACCAAGAGATTTTAAGGCTTGGGTAATAGAAGAAACAGATACAGGTAATAACGCAGGAGCATTAGATGCCCCCGCTATAACATCAGGAATGTTACAATTAGATGTAGACTCTGTGAGTTTTCCATCTATTACTCCTAACCAAAATTTAGATGTTAGGTCAAGCGTAGGTAGAGTTTTGCATACAAATGATTTTTTCCAAGATGATGTTATAAGATCAACAGAAGTGTCGTTATCTGGGACTTATCATAACGATACAGGGCATATATTATTAATGCAAAGTGTTTGTGGGGTGAATTTACAATCAACTGTAGCTGATGTAGCTATTCCAACTGCTAGCACAACTGTGTCGGGTCTTTATGGTAGTGGAACGGAAGCTAATAAGACGTTTACATTGGTGTTAGCTCCACCTGATACTACTGATGGGTATAACATTGTTTTAGTTGGGTGTTTATGTACTAATTTTACTATATCTGCTGAAGCAGGAGCTGAAGGTGGTTTGTATAAATGGTCTGCTACAATATCAACTGGTTGCAAACCTATAACAAACAACACAGCAACTGAAGCGGGTACAGTTTATTCGGCAGCTCCTATATCAATATCTACACTAACAGGAGCTACAACAATAAATAGTATAGCAAGCACAATATTAAGTTCTTTTAGTGTAACTATAGATAGTCCTGCTGTATATTCAGGTGTAGCTGCTACAGGGTACGCTGCTTTTGCTAGAGGCCCAGAGTTGGCAGTTACTTGTTCAGCTCAAGTTAAGTATGATTCGGCTACAAGGCCATTGCTTAATAATTTTAACACTCAAGGATCAATAGGAGTTGACGCAGCAGACTTTTTTACAATGACGCAAGCTAGCGCTACTAATTGTTCTATAGCTATTGGGGCAGGAGTTTTGACAAATGCTTCTCTTAGCGAGGGAGATATAATGATGCTTGATATTGAAGGTAAAGCAGTTAATGTTGGAAATGATATTATTACATTTGACTTAGCTTAATAAATAAACAAACAAGAGGATGATTAAAATGGAGAATGTAAAGTTAGGAAATGGTAAAAGTGTAAAGTTGAAAGAGCTATCAATCGATGAAAAAGATGAGCTTCTTGATGCTTGTAAATTTACCACAGACGAAAAAGGTGGAATAGGTGGTATGGAAGCTCCTCACTCAACGATGACTAAATTTATTAGAATAGGCGTTGATGGGGACACTTCTGACAAATTCTTAAAAACTCTAACATTTGCAGATAAAACTGCAATATTTGCAGCAATGCAAAAAGAAATGTTAGGGGGGGAAGAAAAGCCCTCCAAGTAGAATTTAATGTGCTTGGTAGTCCTTGTGGGGGCTGCAATTACCATAGCTTTCCCTATAAAGCTGTATCTCCAGTTTTAATAGATGGAAAGAGACAAGAGAAAACCTTTAAGTCTAAAGAAGATGTTTGGGATATCATTGATTTAATTGTTCAAGAAACTAAAGAAGTCAATGAAGAGCAAGGAAAGGATTTTGATATAGCAAATTCAGTTATAAGTCAACTTCCTTTCTTTGGCTGCCCAAATATATTAATGGATAAAAGTATACTTAGGGATATTGAAAGGTATATATATTGTGAAAAGTTTGGAGTTAAACCATTTAAGGGAAGTTATGGAGATCAGCCATACAAATGGGTTGCAACATCTTTTTTAATAAAAACCGCACTAGCTAAAAAAGAAAAAAGGGATATAGATGCCGCAAGGTCAAGAAACAATACAAATTAAATTTAAAGCTGTAGGTAATAAAAGTTTAGAAAAAGCAATATTAAGCTTGGCTAAAGCTCAAAAAACGCTTGAAAACAGTACTAAGAAAGTTGTAGATGCTCAAAAAGAATTTGGTATGCGTGTCCCTAAAAACACAGATGCTCTTGGAAAACAAGGCAAAATGTTTGCGAAGCTACAGGGAATTATAGCAAAATACAGAAACACTCTTTTATTAGCCGCTTTTGCTGCCACAGGATACTCGAAAACAATAGGCAAGCTCACTTCTTTATATGCAAAACAAGAATTAGCTGAAAAAAAACTATCTCAAGCTCTAGGAGTTACTTCAAAAAGACTATTAAATTACGCATCAGCCCAACAAAAAGTTACAGTATTTGGGGATGAAGTTACCATTCAAGCAATGTCGCAAGTTGCGGCGTTTACAAAAAATGAAGAGGCTATAGAAAAAGTTGCTTCTGCCGCTCAAGATATGGCATCTGCAAGAGGTATGGACTTAGTAACAACCACAGACCTTATAACAAAATCTATATTTAGTTCAACTAATGCTTTAAGTCGGTATGGAATAACAATAGAAGAAGGGCTTGAAGGGCCTGAAAGACTGACCGCCATACTTGAAGAATTAAATGAAAAATACGGAGGACAAGCGGCAGCAGAGTTAGACACTTATTCTGGTGCTGTAAAAGCACTTGGCAATACTTGGGGAGACTTAGGAGAAGGATTAGGAAGTGTTTTAGGAGAAGCTTTAAAACCTCTTATTCAAGCACTTACATCTTTTGGAGAACTTTTAAAAACAATTAATCCGAGACATTTAGCAAATGGCATAACAGCACTTTCAATAGGCGCACTTTTAGCTTCTAAAAGATTTAAAATATTCAGAGCAAGCCTGTGGGAATCTGTGACAGCTATGAACGCTGGGGCAGTAGCTACTAAAACGCTAGCTAAAAGCTTTAAAATATTAATGGCTTCAACTGTAGCTTTTGCTGCGCTAGAAGTTATATCTGCTTTTTTTGCAGCTCTTTCAGGTGGATCAAAACAATCTTCAAAAGCAGTAAAGGTTTCAACTCAAACTTTAACACAATTTGATAAAGAGCTTATAAAAGTTAGCAACAGTTTTTCAGGTACTCAAAAAATTCTTACAGATGCTCGGAAAAAATACAATGATGAATTGGCAAAAACAGAGAAAAATCTTGAAAAAGAGCTAGAGTTTCAAAAGAAGGGATTTGCTATTACAATGTCAAATATGTCAAACGCAGAAGATAGGAACAGTATACAAAAGAAACTAAGCAAACTTCAAAAAGAACTAAATATTGATACGGCTAATGGACTTACAGGGCAAGAAAGGATGAATACTCTTGAAGAACGCCATAACGCCCTTCTTGATGGAGAGCATAAATTATATAAAGATTTAGTAAAAGCGCAAAGCCAATACAATGAAATGGTAAGAGCGCAAGAGCAAATTAAAGCAGATTTAATTCCTAATTATAAAAAAGAAATAGCGATGATGAAGCTTGAAAGGGATAATTCTGGTATGATTTTAGAGGCGAAAAAATTACTATACACTTTTGAAGAAAAAGGATTAAAACTTACAAAAGAGCAGATTCAACAAATTTCTAATCTTCTAGCGGAAAAATACCTATTGATTGAGGCACTTGAAGAAGAGGAGAGGGTTACAAGACTTGCAACCGAAGCTCAAGAAATGTATGACGAAGTAGTAGGTAATATAGCAGGAATGTCCTCATACACAAAAGCTCAAAAACAATTATTTGATGCTAGGGTTAAATATCTTGACTATCTGGAAAGCACAGACATTTCAAAAATGAGTAGAATAGAAAGAGAAGAGTATAAAAAAAATAAGGAAATGTTTAAAAGCACTATAGGTGTTTTAGAGAATCAACTGAAAAGTTTAAAAGATATAGGCCTAGACGTTTTGTTTATAGAGGAAGAACAAGCTATTAAAAAACTAGACAAAACTGTTAAAAAATTAAACAATTCAACAAAAACTCAGATTCAATTAAAAAAAGAAGAGAAGAAGGAATTAGAAGACCATTTTAAAACAATGGAAGTAACTGACAAAAGGTATCAAGCTACGGCAGATGCTATCTTAGTTTTATCGGCAGAGATATCAGCGTTAACCCCAAAATGGGGAGAGTATACAGAGGTGGTAAAGTTTTTAAATGACACAAATTTTGAATTAGAATCTTCAATGCTTAGTCAAAAAGAGGTATTGGAAAATTATATTATTCAGCTTGATTTAATGTTGGAGAGCTTAGAAAAACAAGTTAAAGAAAATGAGAGTTTAAAAGAAGTTTACGAGTTATTAGTACAACTTACTGACCAGTTAAAAGAAAACGTGAAAAATGTAGGCAAAGAATATGATTTTCTTGAACAAATAGGAGTAGACGCTTTAAATGGATTGCATAGTGCTATAGTGGCAACGTTAGTAGAATTTGATAAAATAAATAAAATTACTTGGGATACTTTTGGAGATAATGTTGCACAAGTTATGAAACAGATTGCAGCTCAAGCCATCGCTACTGGATTTTTTAAAATAATAGCAATGTTATTAAACCTAGGGAGTGGTGGTTTAGGTACTGCAATGCTTGGGTTAATGGACATAAAACATCAAGGCGGAGAAGTTGAGGGTTATGCAACAGGTGGCCTTATACCAATGCAGGGGTATAATTCTGGGGGAACTATTAGTAGCGGTGTAGATAACGTGCCTATAATGGCTCAAGAAGGAGAATATGTTATTAATAGAAGAGCTGTAGAGTCTATAGGTGTTGAAAACTTAAATAGGATGAATAGAACTGGGCAAGCAAGTAGTGGAGTGAACGTCACTTTTAGTGGAAATGTAATGAGCCGAGATTTTATTGAAGAAGAGGCAATCCCACAAATTAAAGATGCTATCCGTAGAGGTGCAGACATAGGCATTAGTTAATGATTCCAATACCAGAAAAATTCAAACAAGGATTTTCCCATAAAATATCAGGAGTTTTTCCAGTTGTTGTTATATCTGTTTATGATAATGGGGTAGGGAAAGTCATAAGGCTAAGTCAAAAAAAGGGTCTTTTTGGTGGATCTGAAGGGGTTTTTGAAGACAGAGATTTAAAAGTGTCATCAATTAGAGAAAGAGTTGATGTTCAAAATAGGAAATTTCAAGTAAATCAAGTAGATATTTCTGTATCTAATTATATGATAAAAGGAGAAAGGTTTACTGAAAAATTTGAAGGCAATACTTTTACTAATTCGTCAGTAGATATATATTATGCAAATGATAATTGTAGAAATTTAGAGGATTGCCTTTTAATATATAAGGGGTTTGTTAAAAATTACAAGGCAGATGAAAAAAGAGCTACTTTTACAGTTGAGGATCATAGTCAGTATACATTAGAAGATAAAACTATACCTAGGCATAGCACAGTAGACAGCTCTCAAGAATCAATAGACACTTCTAAATATGTTTATTTCCCTATGGTATATGGTCGTAATGAAAAATCTCCAATGATATTTAGCAGGCCATATAATGAAAGTTTGTTATCATATATATATGCAGATGCTACACACGTTCCTGGAATAGACATATTAGGATTTGATGGGTTTATTAACAACACGCCAGAAGAAGAAGTTGATCCGTTGATTATTTTAAGAGATTCTGATTATTTAAAAGTTCCAATGAAATTTTTAGATCTACCTACTGATTTTGAGCTTATAGGCGGAGAAAACTATGCGGACAAATTTAATGGAACTGAACAATATACTGTATCAGATAATGGAAATGCTATAGTTTTAGAGAAAAAAATATCTGATTTTGCCTTCTCATCAGGACTTCCTAAAAACATAGTTGCAAAAGACCAGTTTCAAGTTGTAGCAGAAAGAAGCCCCTCAAGCCTAACCCCAGACCAATCAGATGACCCAATAGCGTATGGGGAAGATAAACAAATTCAGTATTTAGGACAACAGGATGGACTTTCATCTGTTTTATCTGGGGACACTTTTACTTTCCCAGACCCATCATTAGGAGATATTCAGCCTATGGGTTATTATCAAAATATGAGGCTACACGGATTTTGGGATGGTCTTGCCGAAATGGGTGATCCAAACGGCCCTTTCCCTATTTGGGCTACGAATATGAGATATGTTAATTATCTAAAACATCCAGACATATCTGATGCAACAGATGGATTGACAGGATTTGATTTTTCATACAGGCCTAGTGTAGGTGGGCATCCGATTTGGAAAGAAATATTTGATTTAGATAAGATGACAGCTTGGCTAAGAGAGCAGCCAGGAGGAGATTTACTTCCTGATGACTGGACGATGGATATAGGCCAGACTAGATGGATGGGTAATGCGGCAATTACTATAAATATAGGAATAGGCGGGGACAATATAGACCTTGGAGGAGATTTAGAGGCAAATGACGGTATACCTGGAGGGGGAGATGCTCTTGAATTTATAGCTTCGCAAATGCAAGATTGGGAGCAGTTTCCAATATGCGAGTATCTTTATATAAAATGCTCTGCCGAAAATGCGCCAATTCTCGTTGAAGGGTCTGGTAATGGGGCTAACTTTAACTCCCTTGAAGATGACGACCAAGAATATATTAGTATAACAAAAAATATATTTGACACAGACTGGGATATGTTTTTAAAAGATGGTGTAGCAGATTGGATAACAGTTCACGATGCAGCTAAAATAGGGGTTGACCCTCAAATAACTAATACTGACGTAACTTTAAATAAAATAATTTGGGGTAGAAAATTAACCGAAGAGGAGCATCAATATACTGGAATAAGAAGAGGGTCTAGTATTTATGGGATATTTCCAACTCTTGGGAATGTACAGATTACATCATTAGAAAATACGTGGTTTGAAGATTACTATGCGATTACAAACATTTACCCAGGAACGGGAAGCTTTACGCTTGGCTCCTACTATACTCTTAATTGTGATGCCTTACAATCTTATGGATCTGCCGATGTTTTTAACCCTCCAGCAGATTTAGGAGATTTGGTTAGGCACGATTTAGATGGAGATTTAAATTATGTTGGTGAAGATAGTCCTGCAGGGTCAGATATAAATGATATGTGGCCTGCGGATGCAAAATATACAGAGATAAATAGCCCAGACTGGATAGTTAGACAGCATTACACATATCCAGATACTGTTGCCCCTACTAGTGATTATTATATCGATCCAGCATATTCTATTCCAGCTATAGAAGAGCAAGGCTATTGGTGGGTTGGTATGGTTTATTCTGCAGAGCCTAATGAATATGGTTTGGCATACCATTCAGGCTACAATAAAGCACTTAATTCTATGGGGCAAAGTCAATACGTAACCCACGTAAGCTATTATGACTTTGGTGGCAGAGTAGGTTATAACTGGGGGCATCCAAATATTGATAATAAAGGTGTCGAAGCTATGTTAGGAGGTCAATGGGCTTTAGTTAGTAATTCTTTCGGAAATAGAATTGCAAGCAAATTAGACTTAACATTTAACTCAATTAGTGGCTCAGATGTGGTAATGGGGAGTGTGTACTCCACTTTAAGAGGCAAAATAGAAACTTTGTTTCATAGAAACGCAGCTTCAACTGAAGATACAGATGCTAATATGCATTTTATGATAGAAGCAACTAGCTTTGATTCAACTCCAGGTTCTAATAAAAATGATGTTTTAAAAATTTCAGAAATACTTAATAATACCGAGCCATTAACAGGCGATGAAAATGAAGCTGGGCAACAAGTATACGATATTTTTCATACGGGTCATTCAGAAGATTTTGATAACAATATCTATTACGGAACAAGTAGCGCAGTAGGCACAGATATAAATAGCCCGAAATATATACTGCAAGAATGTAATGCTATGGATCAAAGTGCAGATACATACCAAGGGGGAGACTGGTCAGAGGATGTAAATTCAGTCAACAATGTGTCTTTATATTATTATTTAGGCAATGATAATGATGATGTAGACAGTATTGCGGTTAGTGGATATTTTCAAACAAGAGTAATAGATTTTAAATTAATACAAAATTTTGTTATAGGTAATATAGCAAAGCAAAAATACTATGCAGATGTATGGGGAAGAATAGATAACTTAGGTACAGACGGAGTGTCTGGAAGATATACAGGTGAACAGCTTCTTGGAAACCCAGATCATAGTTGGTTAATAAAGCGACCATCCGATGTGTTGATGCATATAGTAGAAAAAGAACTAGGATATGATAATCAGTTAAATGATTTTCCTTATGACTCCCTATCTTTAGAAACAGCAAGAACACAACATAGTCAATGGGAATTTCGTTTTACAGTAAACGATAAAATGGATTCAAAAACATTTTTAAGTGAATTTTGTCAAAGTTGTAAAATAATTCCACGATTCAGATACGATGGCACTTTTTCTTTTATAAATTTAAAAGACGATGCTTACACAATAGACGAAACAATAAATCCAGAGGATGTTATAGATTTTAGTTACGAAAGGACACCAATATCGGATGTTAAGCTAATGGTAAGAGTTAACTATTCTTACGATGATGGGCTAGAGACATTTGAGCATTCGACAAATGTAGCACAGACTGGTGCAGCTCCAGCTAATGCTGATTATTTAATGGAAAGATATGGAATTAGAAAATTATCTGACGCATATTTAGAAGTTGATAGTAAATTTATAAGGGATGAAGGAACTGCTATAAAGCTAAGAAACCACCTTCTTCTTTGGAATATGAATCAGCACAATATTATTAAATGTTCTGTTTCTCCAAAATATATGAACTTAGAGGCTGGAGATGTGGTAAACTTTGAAAGATTAATAAATGGAATGACAATTTTCGGTCAAGATTATACTAAAGAATTTTTTATAGGTTTGCCAGACCAAAGCGAAATAGGGCAAGTAGTTTATCCTTATTTTATGGTGCAGGAAATTAAAAAACATCAAAATAAAGTTGATTTAGTTTTATTGCAAATTCATAAATTTGATGAAAATGTTATTATTAACGATGCTTTAGCTACGTTTGGGCAAGATTTTGGGGTTAATGTTCATTGGCCAGAAGAAGGTGCAGAAGAAGGCGTAGAGGGAGATGAATTTTCGCAAATAGTGTTAGGAGATGTTAACTTTGACCAATCTATTGATGTGCTTGATATTGTTCAGATTGTTGACCATATAATGGGGGATAATCCTGAAGATCAGTTAGGAGGATATAATTATATGGCAGCAGATATTGACCAAGACAACTATGTAACTGTTTTAGATATTCTTCAAATTGTTAATCATATTATAGATGAGGGCGAATATGGAGACCTAGGAGTTATTTACGAATGACATATTTTAATCAAGTAGGAAATTTTAGCCTATCATTAATTGGCGGTGAAGTTATTTTTGATGCTATCGATGGGCAAACAACAAATATGGTTATTCTAGATATTAAATATAAAGGTGTTTTTAAAGGAATTTCAAATTTAGATAAAAATTTTATTATATCTACAAATAGTAATAGAATTATAATTGTAAGAACAGCTAAAACAGCATTCCCTCAAAACTTATTTTCATATGAAGGGACATTTGAAATTTTAAAAGCTGACGGTTATAATGTAAATGGCAATAAAATGTTAGCTAAGAGAATTAATAACTGGCATTATTGGGATACTGTAAGAAATGATAATTGGGAAAATTTAAACAGTAATTTTAAAGACTATAGAGAGTCTAGGTACTATTCTTCTGTTGAAAACGATAAACCTTTTAACCTTAAATGGACAAACATTATACAGGTTGGACTAGACACATCTGGAGAAACTTCATTGCTTACCTCAGACGGAAATGTTTATGAGGGAAAATATCATATTCATTCATTTGGAAATAAATATATGACAGGTGTAAATCACGATGAAAATTCTAAACCTCTGTTTTATAAAAAAAAGAAAATAATAAAAAAGCGAGTTTTTAGAGCAAAACAACTTAGGAGAAGATAGATGGCAAAGCAAAGTGTTGGGACACCAAGATTTTTTATAGACTACACACAACTAGCTAAGGTAAAAGGGTTTTATTTTGACAGAACACAATTAGCAGAAAATCAAGGTATAATTCCTGGGGAAGGCTTTAGAACTGCAAATGCAGACGGTTTGAGTGATAATCGTGCAAAAAAGAATACCAATGTTTGGGATTTTGATTATGCCAATCCAACTAGATACACAGTAGGTAATGATGGTGGGAACGAAGAAATAAAAGCACATTTTAAATTTTCATTTGGTTTTTGGAATCCAAACGATAATTGGAACACGCAAATTCCAGCGGTTGCAAAACTTGTTCACGGTATAAATTACGTTGCTGTAATAAATCACGATCTTGCATCATCTTTTAAATACGATGCAACTGGTGATGAGAACTTGAATGTAGGTGCATATATTTGGAGTGGTGGTTTTAACAATCACTCTGGTGACCCTAGCCAAGATATTAGTTGGGGTGCTAGCAATGAAAGTGGATCAATTTCAGAATCTCAAATACCTTTTACTGAGTTGAGTGGTGGCGCAAACCCTTCTTCTCCAGCCGACACTATATCAAAAAATGGGTATACAGTTAAAATTCTTCGCAATGCTTTAGGTTCTTCTTCTTCTTTGCCATCTGCAGAGCCTTATCATTATAGTACGTTTGTTGTAGATTTTGATATGTACAGTCAAGTTACAGACGATGGGAATGCCTCTCAAGGAAAAGATTTTAACATAGGTGCAATAACATTTGGTAAATATATAGACTTGCCCGTTAGCCCTGATTTAAAGGTTACAAAATCCGTTGAGTTTGATGGGGTAAGTGTGCAAAGAGGATTAGGTGGTGGAGACTTTGTAAATATAAATAATGATGGAAGCCCAGCTTGGTTAAGGGGTCAGCCCTGGAGTTTAAGTAGAAAAGATAGTAACAATGCTGGCAATCCAATTCTTAATATGAAAATTGGAAGAAACGGTAGACGCAGGTGGGATATGTCGTTTTCTTACATCTCAAATGACGATTTATTTTATGACCACAAAGAGCCTTTATCTTTTGGAAGTATGCAATATAATAATAATGATGAAGAATGGGTATTCTCGGGAAGATCTGAATTACAGCAACTGTGGGACTTAACATTAGGAGGAGCTTTGCCCTTTCTTTTTACGCCCGACAAAGATGGTGAGGGTGGCGATACCGATGAAATAGAATATTGTGTATGCAGATTAGACCAAGATTCTTTTGAAGCCAGACAGGTAGCTTATCAAACTTGGAGTGTAACTCTTAGCGTGGTGGAAGTTTGGTAACTAACTTCTACGTGGATCTTTAACTGCAAATTGTAGCTCTGCTCCTGCAAACCTTATAATTCTATCTAATAAATCGCTAAACTCTTCAACAGATAAATCTTTTGTTGATTTAATTTTAAATTTAGCTTTTATAACTTCGTGCATCTCATCCACTTCATAGCCTATGTGTCTTCCTATAGCTCTTATAATAGTTCTGTAATAGGCATTTTGCTGAGCAGAACGTGTCTTAGGGGCAATTTTAACGTCAATCCACACATCGCTATCAATATCTTTTATGTAACGATTAAATCCATCTTTATCGTGTAGTGTTAAAACGCCATTTTTTATTGTTCCTGTAAATTTCATTATACTCCTTTTATTAAATAATTGTATGTAATTATTAAATAATTATAATCCACAATATCCCTCACATTCTTCTATAAATAAATCTGTTTGATTTTCATTAAGATCAGCTTCATCTAAAGGCTTACATTGCCTGTTTAAATATTGCTTTTCATTCATTTTTGGGTGAACCCTTATAGCCTTATCTACTTCTAAAGATATTTTCCAAGCATCTCCATTTTCTTTTTTTATAGATCTCCAAAATTTATCAGAATGAAATGGGCAAAACACACAGCTAGATTTAATAGGTACTGGAAAATTGTTTTTTTTAAAAAAATTCATACAATCAACCCTGCTCATTCCGTGATAAATAAGTGGATAAAAATATTTTATATTATAGAGGCTCGATTCTTTAAGCCTTTGAATTTCATCCGTAGATATGCCAAGCCAAAGCTCTGTAGGTTTCATTCTTTGCTTATACTTTAATTTATGTAAATCTCTAGCGCTTTTTATAACGGGTTTTATTTTATACTCTTCCGTGCATTGCCTTCTTACTAATCCATTGTTAGAGGTATGTGCTGGGATAGACGCAACCCTAGACCCATTTTTATAATTTTCTATAATATCTTTATATAAATTATTATCTCTATTTACAACAATAGGGATCCCGTTGTTTTCTTTTTGCCAACTTAACAACCACTCAAGCATTTCATAGGTTTTGTAATGTTCTGCCTGTGGATCAGAAAATATTGCATAATCTGCTCTTGGCAGCTTGTATTTCATAGAACTCATTAAGTAAACAGCGGTAGACTGCACTCCCATACCTAAAGATATAATTTTCAGATCAGCGTTTTTGTTGCCTTTACAATATTTTTTAAATGTCATACTATTTGTCTCCATTGTATTTTATTAAGAGGGCAAGTATAAAATTCTTGAGTAACATTTTCATATCTAGAGTCTTTTCTTGAGACTATCTCCCAATCTAGATAGGTTCTTGTGTTTACAATAGCCATATGTGTTTTATTTTTATTTAATATCATATAAGCATAAGGTTTTGGCTCTGAATTATCATAAGAGTGTTTTGCGCATACAATAAAATCTTTAAACTTCCAATCGCTACACCCTGTAAAATCGCAACTCAATCCTTTTACCTCAATCCTGTAACTTTTATTGTTTTTATAAATATACATATCTCCATCATCTTTACATTCTTTCCAATCTTTGTGAGATTTAGCTTTTTGCATTGCATTTATTCTCACGTCTAATCCTTGCTTATGTAAATATAATGCAGATATAAATACTGCCTCTGTGCTATTATTTAAATGACTTAAAAACTTCCTGTGGTTCTCTCTCATAATACCCCCTTAATAATCTAAAGCATTCATACCATAGATTAATTTTATATTTATCTTCAAATTCTTTTAATGGTAAGGCGTGTCTTTCGGTGTGATGCAATCGGCACAGGGGTATGGCTGAAAAGTGCTTGAGTGTGGGTTTTTTTCGGTTACCGCCCATACCGATTGCTTCAAGGTGGTCTGGATCTGGAGAAGAGGTAAAGCAGACCAGACAATTCAAGCTTCTGACGTAATTTAAATATTCTAAACTAGGGTCTTTAGCCAATCCTCTAACCTCAAAACTATATAAGCATCTCCTCTATTTTGGCGAATCACTTGAGCATCCACATTCTCATTAGGTAGTAGGTAAGATGCTATACTCTTACGGATTTTTGCCTGTATCTTGTAGTCCTCAATTATAAGATCTACTTCTGCGTGCATACCAAGTGATTCCCCATTTGACGCATACGCCCTTTTGGAGTCGAGTCCAAACTCTTTTGCTTTATTAACAACATCTCTTTCAAATTTATTACCTTTTACTTTACTTGGATGAGCCATTCTCTCTCCTCTGTTGTTTTTTCATTCTTTTATACTTTCTTATCTCTAAGTTTTTCTTTCTTCTTTCCATTTTTCTTTGTTTAGCTTTTTTATTCGGCATTTTTTTCTCTATCTTTATTAAGATTGTTTAAATACTTCTGTGCTTTTTTCTTACATAAAAACTTTTTACCATCCACAATATAAACAAATGCTAACTCTTTATACATTTTCATCTTCTTTTAAATCCTCTATTCTTTCTTTTAGTGTATCAATATCGTCAAAACCTTGACGCTGTATAACCATATCTGTTATAGAAGACATACACCAAATGCAAAAAGCAACAGGTGATATACCAAAATACCCAACAACATCTCCATTATCTTCATCTATTTCAGACTTACATATATCGCAGTTCATAGTAGATAGAACCTTTGCTGATTAACGATTGTTGGGTTTTTATTGCCGTCAAAACTATCTACTATCAAAAAATCTCCCCCTGGCTTGTAATGTCTTTAAAATTTCTATATGCTTTTTTATAATATTCTGGGTCTATCTCTACGCCTAATAAATCACAATCAAACAAATGACAGGCTATAGCAATGTTTCCAGATCCTAAATGTGTGTCCAGCACTTTAAATCCTTTTTCTGAATAAGTGTGCAGTAACCATTTGTAAAGTTTAAGAGGTTTTTCTGTTGGGTGTATCTTACCTTTAACTCTGTTATTCATTCTAAATATTTTAGCAGGTTTATTAAAAGATGTCCAAGCAAATTCCCAAGCACTAAAATTTGTAAATGGCTGTTCCTTATCCCAGCATATAATTTCTCTTGTTGGTGGTAAGTCAAAATAATTGCCACCCCATATGATCTGGTTTTTAGAAACTCTAAACAATTCCTTAAAATATAATGAATCAGGAGCTTTATCCCATCTCTTTTTATCCATTTCTTGAAATATTCTGTTTTTCAAAACCCCTGTTCCCTGCTCTGGGTTTTCACTAAAATCTGGGAGTCCGTATGGGGGGTCTACTATTGCTAAATCAAAATGATTGGTTTCGTAATTTGGGATCACATTCATACAATCGTCATTTATAAGCTTAATATTGCTCATAGAAAGGTGAGGGGAAAGGATGGGGTATTGGCGGGTAACCAAGAGAGTTAAAACCCTCTCCCCTCAATTTTATTATCTCTGCCTATATTTTATGCCGTAGCGATTAAATAAATCTATAAAACCTTTTTTAGTATAACTAATCTTTTGTAGTTCAACGCTACCAACAACGCCAAATTTTCTTTTAAAAGATGTTCTACTTTTTCTAGCATCTGCTTGATTTGTATGAAATGTGCAAAATTCAACATCTCCATCTTCATATCTACAGATATAAATCTTTCTTAAATTATATTCTTTAGCTTTCACAATTATCTCCTATAAGTAGTTTTTCAGTTCTAGTAAAGTTTTTGTTGCCATTCTGTTACCTTGCTCGTGCATTATCCATAAAGAATTTATACAGGTTTTTAGAAATATGTTAAGCTCTTCATCTTCGTGCATACGATCTGTCATTTCTAAAAACTCTCTAAAGTCTTCTATTTTTAATTCCATTATTCCCTCTCTGGTAATAAAGGGGCGTTACAGCATCTGCTATCCCCTTTTAGTTCATAATCATTATAAAAATCTGAAACCTTACATTTGTCACAATATGCTATAAAAAACCTACCTGTAGCATCGTGCTTAAATTCTGCTTTTTGAGTTGGAATATCTATCTCATCTTCCCATCTTTTTTGATTTATAAAAGTTGATGGGTGCGGTATAAATTGTTTTTCTGTTTCTGAAGCTTTCCAGTATTTAAGGTAATTTTTTAACCCATTATATGCATCAATTTTATCTTTAGTAGAAAGCTTTTTAAAACTTTTTTCAGCAGTATAGCGCCCAACCTTTCTTGGATAGGCGCTATAAAACTGCTCAAAACTAACTTTCTTAAAGTCTGGCATATTAAAAAGGTATGTCATCTTCAGTAAGTTGATTTTTCTTTAAAGAAGCTATTTCTAACTCAAGCTCTTTTATTCTAGCCTTTAACTGATCTACAGAACTAATACCGCTTTTTTCTTGCGCTTCAGATATTTTCTCTTGAGATCCACCGCTATTCATATCATTGATAGATAATCCATTAACTTTAAAAAAAGACATATCTCCATCAATGCACTTTTCAATAGTTAGGTCATCGCCTTCTTTAGCGCCTAATGTTTGAATCATACTATGAAGGGTTGCAGTAGCAAAGAAACTATCCTCATCGCTATTTATATCAGACTTAATGCCATATAAATACCACATACCATACTCATTCTTACCTGTTTTTGGCTGATCAAAAGAAAGTGTTACCTTTCTTGGTTCTCCAACTTGAAATTTAAATGAACTCATTTAACTCTCCTTTTTGTTTAATTTATAAAATTCTACAATCCATTTATCAATCTCTGGACTCTGTATTCTATCCCGCCATTCCTTACCCTGTTCTGCGTTAAGAGATTGAAAAATAGCCTCTGTTTCTTCACGCCTGTATTCTTTTTTAGCTACAAGCAACTGCCTAATAGTATTCTTCATATAATCAGACATAGGCTTTTCTTTGCTCTGACCCTTTTTAAAATCGTCTGCCTCTACATCAGAATATAAACCATACTCATATAAATTAAGCAGTTTTAAGACCAAACGATCTTGCCATCTTTTTTCACACATATTAAAATAATAACCACCTTTACCTCTAACATTATCACGGGTAGCATCTGCGGTAGTCCAAACTTCTTTAGTAAAGTCGTTTCCATCTTCATCTATTCTTATAATCCTACCTTTACCCCACATTGCTACACCATAAAACGCTTCGGTGTCGTGTATTATTTCTACTTTAGGCTCATCAAATTCAACATTCTCTATCTCTGCAATCTTTGTAACCGCATCGTGTGTTATAATCCAATTGTCACCTATTGTCCAGAAATCTGACTCTGGATTTAGTTTGTATTTTTCAGCTACCGCTGTTATGTTTTTTGGCATTTCCTTCATTTTAACTCTCCTTGTTATAAATTATTACCATATGTTATTACGAATATAAATGAATAAGTCTGACATTGTCAAGTAAAAAAAAGTTCTTGATATAAATATAAAACAATACATATATTAGTAGTCCATTCAAGGTTTGGTTTGAAACTTTTGGCTTGAATATAAAAATAAAGTGGTTACCAAAAGGGGTTGATAGAAAGCCACACAACAAAGTGAAGGAATTTGAGTTGCTATCTATATTTTCAAGAATAAATAAATGAATTTCCGCAGATCCTAGCTTGAAATATGATCTGTATGCACGAAAGCGACAAGGGTTGTAATTTCTAACGGCATAGCCTCCCACCCTCTGATGAGGGGTAGGGAGTTCTATGCTTTGCTCTAGGGTTGTATTAACCATTTAAGTAGATATAAATACAATTAAATATATAACTGGAATTATTAACAAGATGAATCCTTCAAACATCAATCTACTACCTTAACATATACAGGATTCCATTGAGATGAACCTATTCCACTATTTGTAATTTCATCAAAACCACCCTCATTATTATTAGTGATCCCTAAATCACATCCATTTATACATATAGCCATAAAATACCCTAAAACTATCCATCTAATATTGTTCATTTTTTCTCCTTTTTTTTGAATTTGCTTGGTTTTTTACACCAACCACATATACCAAAACCTTTATTATCTACATCATATAAAGGCGGTTGACTGCAACATTTACTTTTATACAATTTAATAATCCTCTAAATCTGATTTTTCTAAATGCTGACGAATCTTCCTGTTTATCTTTTTATTGTTTTTATAAACCTCTAATAATAAAGATTTATACATTGTATGGTCTCTTAATAGAGAATCAATGTTTATTTTTCTAGCCACTTATGATCTCCTTATTTTAATTTGTTTTCTTTTAAATATAATTTTGAAAGTATCTCTACATCGTCTTTTATAAGATTTCTGCCGTAACTTCTACTTATTGAACGCTTATAACACCAACGATCAAACTTGCTTTCATCGATTTGGATCTTAAAATCTATCTTAATATTTATCATTATAATTCTCTACAGGCATCTGACACAAAGAATGGCCTTTTAGTTGGCCTGTAGATGCGTCTTTTATTTTCTTATGGTAATCCTCACATAGAGGACAAAAGAAATATAAATCCTCTCTGCAATGCATTTCAAAAGATAATTGTTCTTGATTCATTTTCCCTCCTTTACTTTTTCTACTGCTATTTTTATATCAATTACATCTAAAACATATTCCAGCGCTTCAATCCAGCCTTTATGTATATCATCTGCTTCGCTAATTGAAGATGAGTATTGCAAGGCATTTTCTCTTTCTACATCTAAAGTGTTTTCTATTTCTTTTCTTACAATATTAATTACTTTCATTTTTCCTCCCATTCTGTTTTAAATTGTTGAAATTCTTTATTGTATTTATGTGGCGCTTCTACAACACTTATAATATCTGTTGCAGAATTATAATCTTTTTTATCCCGAAGCCAATATAAAAAGGATATATACATATCATCTTCAATATAATTTATAATATGGCTTGGTTCTGCAGGTAGGTTTAATACTTTCATTTTTCCTCCGATATGTATTTATTGTGAAATTTGCTAGATAATATATGTATTCTAATGTCATCTAATCTTTGTTTATGATCTTCTAAATACTTTTTATATGATCTACTATTTTCTATTTGATTAATAATTCCTTTAGGAATGTTAAAATTATTTTCCAGATAATCCAAAATAAGACTCATATCTGAAAAACTTTCAGACATAGCGCCATCAAAAGCTTCATCACTATCTTGGACATCGTGTTTAAATACATCTATAAAATAAACATAAGGATATTTATCAGACTCTTGCTCTCTTAATATTTCAATCTCATCATTTTTATAAAGAATTGATGCTATTTGATGTTCAAGATTTACTCTTGGCGTCCATAATACTGGAATAAAATTATGCTTAACTTTATCCCAATGCTTACAACAATCAGAACCATTGGTAAATGGATTGCTCATTGCAGAATTTTCTTTTATAGCTTCAGTATCATCCCAATCCATAAAACGAATCCCGTGAAAATAACCCGTTGGAACCCCATCCTCAATTATAATAGAATTATAATCCGAACCAGACCCGTATAACCAAGAGTTCATTGGATTTCTCCAATATGACTCTGTTAATTCCAGAGCGTGTTTTAAACATTCTACTTCTATTTTATGTTCTAGATTTATTATTACTTGCATTTAAATACCCTCCAATTTAATCTTACAATCGTTAGCTACTTTTTTTAGCAATATTTTTGTATAATGGATTCTATCTCCACTATCATCTAAATCTACGCATTGCCAAAAATACTCTATTGCATCTAAACATTCTTTTTTACTTACTTTATTTATTTGGTTTTTGTTTTGCATTTGGTTACCCTTCCTTTTTTGATTTATAGTTTATATTCTTCTCTTTCAATTATATCATAAATTCCTGTCTGAATGTATTTTTTAGAAAAGTGTTTTAGCCACTTTATATCATTAAATTCTTCCCTAAAAATATCTCCAACATCTCTGCTAAATTCGTTTAATTTTTTATTAACTTTTAATGTTAGTATAATTGTTCTATTCATTTAGATACCCTCCTATTTATAAGTCTTGATGATGTGATTTTTTCTACTTCTTTGTCTAGGTCTTCAAAGTGGTCGCCTATTCCATATTCATTATCTAGGCATTTTTTAATGAAGTTATACTCTATATCATTTATAACCATTCGGCGTGTTGATTTATAAGGTCGTGATTTATAATCATTAGAGATCTGACAAACTCTGATCTCATAAGATATTGAACAATCTTTATTAATTTCTTTTTTCATTTTAACTCTCCGTTTTTTAATTACCCGTTTCACTAAATTTATCGATTATAATTTATAATAGCAATAAAAATATAATTATAAATATAAAAAGTAGATCATAAATTTTGCGTCAATTATAACTATCTGATCAAATATAACGCCAAATATAACGCCAAATATAACGCCAAATATAACGCCAAATATAACGCCAAATATAAAACTATAGCGCTAGATATAACGCTAGATATAAAGAAAATTTTACTAATTTTTTTACTTGTTTTTTGATATTCATAATATTTATATATATAGATTTAAATCCAGCATAAAAAAAAGGCGCTTTTAAACGCCTTTTTAATACCCTTTTATTTAGTTAAAATTGTAATTAAAATCAATGTAATACAAATTACAATTAAAGAACCTAGACTTAAATCTATAATCAAATTAAACCCCCTTTTTTATTTATTTAATTATATCAATTAATACAATAATTAAAAGATATAGACCAAAACAAGCGCAAAATTTACGGCCGTATTTTTCAAGTAAGTAATCCATATAATCTAAAAAATTATCTGAATTAATACGCAAGCGCCTTAAATAATAGCGCTTTAAAAATTCATATTTATTGTAATGCCATTTACTACGCATATGTTTATTTTTCATTTTATACCCCTTTTATGATGCGGATCCCGTGCGGATCCCGTGCTTTTTTTTTAGATCTAATTTTATTTTTAGATCTACTTGTTTTAAATCTGATCTTAAATACATAATTAGCAACACTCTAAACAGCTTGGACAAAAATCCCAAGGTTCAAAATAATGGTTTCCTTTTGCATCAATACCAATATAATAAAGAATAGGTACTTCACAGCAGGAAGTTAAATCATTATCAATTCTTTTAATTTGTTCTAATATTTTTTTATCTACCATTTTTTTAAATTCCTTTTATGTTAAGACCCCGTAAAAAACGGGGTTTCTGCTTTAAGCGTCATCAGTTAACATTATATACTAGGTATTACAAACCCGCTTTCTATTCCTTCTTTAAGCGTTTTTTTAGACCCTTTAAAAACCAGTCCAGTAATTACGTTTTTAGGTTCTAAAAATCTTAAGTCTGTTTTATCCGCATCAATTACTTTTAAGCCTTTGTAATATTCTGGAAGCTTTCCAGAAAATACAAACGACGCCCGCCCGCTATTAGTTCGGATATATTCCAGCGCTTCCGCTTCGTTATTTTCGGCACGGCTGAAAGTTAAATCATAATTACGCTGGTTAATAGCTTTAGGGCGCCTTGTTTGCGGGTATTTTGTATAGTCATAGAATTGTATATCTTTAAATATATCCATAATATTTAATGATTCTTTTATCCCGTTATTCTGAATAAACGCCGTAAATACTTTTTTATGCTTGTTATTGTTAAGCTTTTTATATTGTAGTAAATCATTAAGCTTTATTTTTATATTTTCGTATGGTATGTCACTTGTACCATTAAGCCTAATTACAGGCGTTAACTCTTTCCGCTTTGCATACTCTATAAAATTAGATATTCTCAATGTTAGATTATTTAAAAAGTTAACTCTATCATTTAAAAAATATCTAGTCCTATTTAAACGGCTTTGCTGTATATAGTTAAATTGACCACGCCCCGCCATATTTAAACACACGGCCCGACATCCAGCCGTACTAAAAGAACAAACATTTTTACCGGATAAAGAAGCTGGTGACATATATATTATAGCTGTTATATAGCCCTTACTTGTTCCTTTGCTGGTCTTTGGGTCTTGATTAATTGTTAATAGGTTGTTACGTTCGTAGTATTGTTTTAATGTGTTATTATTCATAAGGTTTACCCGCCTTTTATTTTAGTTAATTAAATTATATTCTTTATTGTATCGATTAATAGCATAGCAAAAAGATATATCCAAAAGTATTTAATGTGTTTGTATTGCATTATTTACCCCCATTAATTAGCGTGTTTAAATGCCTTCTAGTGTATACTTTTAACCCTTCATTACAACAAAGAAAATCATATCTTTCTTTAGTTTCTAACATATCGTCAATAGCATCCTCTTTATATTCCCAGCCTGATAGTATTTCTAGGCCTTCTATAGTATCACATACAAAGAAAGCATAATCTTTATTGTTAATTACTTGTAATTCGTTTTTGTTTAATTTCATAAGGTTTACCCGCCTTTTATTTAGTTAAGCCCGCTTAATTTGGGCGTTGCCCTAATTTATGGCTATTAAACGAATATAGCAAGAAAAAGCCTAATCATATACAAATACTAGTATATAGCAATACAATTAAAATAAGCTTTTATTTTAAATGCTAAAATTACTAATTAAAAAGGGTTAAAAATGGGCTATCATTACCCGCCCCCCAGCTTATAGAACTACTTAGCATTTTAAAGCTATAGAGGGGATGCGCCTTAAATGTTAAGGGGGGAGCGGATGGCTAATGCCGAAGCTGTTCAGATACCATTCCCCATAAAATGGAAAAAGGAACTACCAAATAAGCTATAAATAAAAATATTTGGAAAGAACTACGAAATAAAGTATATTAACTACTAATGAATGATACTTTAGTCACTACTAGGGGGGAGGCTAAAGAAAAGGAAGCCACCAGATCTTATATGCGCTGCAAAAAGGTTCAAAAGGCCATTGCAAAAGCGAGTAATAATGGTCGTTGTTGGTGGATCGAGCAGTATCTAAAAAACTCAATTAAATACTAATGACTGATTTATTAAAGAAAGCTGGTGTTATGCAGGCTGTAGAGCTTTATGCGACATACCCTGATATAACAGCAAAAGAAGTAGCTGATAAGATTGGTGTATCTAAGACTTTGGTATATAGTTGGCGAAAAAACCCAAACTTTGTAGATGCTATATACGACAGGTATATGGTTCAGTTTGGTTCAGAGCTACCTGCGGTTTTACAAGCAATGATACGAGAAGCTAAAGCAGGTAATGTTCAGGCTGGAAGATTAATTCTTGAACATAGCGGTAAATTAGTTAAGAACGTAAATATAACTGTAGATAGCCCTTATGAGAAGTTCTTAAAATCTGAAGTGACTGAAATAGAGTTTGAAGATGCTGAAATAGAAGAAATAGTTGATTCAATACCTGATATGGAAATAAATCTGCCCGAACGTGATCCTGAAGACCAGAGCAAGAGGGTTCAAAAAGAAAAAAAGAAAATAAAAGAACGGGTAGCAGAAGAGTCTGAAAAGAAAGAGTATAATAAAAAACGCAGAGAATGGTATAAATGGAACAAAAGAGCGAAAGCAGTAGGGGTAGATCCATTACCATCTAGAAGGCCTACTCCAGCTCAAAGGAAAGATTGGCAAAATGAAATCAAACAAAAAGAAAAGCAACAAAGATAGGGATAAAGCTATAGCTATTTTATTTGCTGAAGTTTATACTGTAAAATTAGCTTTAAAAGCATTGCAGGGCCAAATTAGCGAATTGACTCCGCCCCAGAACCCTGAACAATAACAGGATTATCTATTTCTACATCTTCAGGTATTAATTGACAGTAACAATTCTCTTTACATACAGAAAAGCCGCTTGCTGGTAATCCCTCTGCTTCCCAGTCTTCCCAAGACAATACTTGATTGATTCGGCTTTCGCAATCAGGGCAAATATTAGGAGACCCTACAGAAACCCATCTAAATTTTACGCTATCGCCATAAATGGCATCTTGTCCGACTCTAAAGCCCTGCATAATTCCAAGTACAATTCCTCGCTTAATGGAACGACTATACTCTCCGAAGATTCTTCCTCCTCCATCCAAGTCGGCTGAGAGGGTTCTAATAATTCCTGAATCAGACATACCTGCCGTTCTAAGGATTCCAATTTCTTGTTCGATTCTTTCAGCAAAGATACTGCCGAAATAAGCAATTGCAAATATGCTAAAGTTGATGGTTGCTTCGTCTTCTTGGGTTGACTCATTTAATATCTCCTCCAGTTCTTCTGGCATTATTCTATTACCTTTCTTTTGCTCAACGATTTTCTTACATCCATATAAATTTTCTTCATAGGCTCAAGAATTTCTTTTTTAGAAGGAAATATAAATGGTCTAGCTGGTACTTTTTTAGAAATTTTCTTAGATTTATGAAAGACAGGTTTACCATTTTCAAATCCCACGGGAACATTTTTTACCGTAAAACCTTTATGATGATACCATCCGTATTTTTTCATCTCTAAACCTTCATCTGTAGATTTTATACTTCTATAAAGCGATCCTGTTTCATATAACGGCTTTGTGCCACCAGTCCCTTTTTCTTTCCTTAACTCAATAGTAGATCTTTTTAAAGGAGGTGACAACCCTTTGTCAATTCTATCCTTAGCACCTTTTGCAGAGCTACGAGTAATTCTTCTTCCCCCTTTTTCTAAAATTTCAGGCAACTTGTCGTATAACTTTTGAAAAGATATGTTACTTGTGAATTTTAATCTTGCCTGCAAAATCTTCTCCTAACTTTCTTGCTTGTATTAATTTATCTGCGTTTTCCGCTATTATTTTTTCGGCAACAGCCTCTGCCCAAGCTCTGGGGTCTTTTATAATATCGGCAATATC